AGCGGAGTTCGCTTGGTCTTGTAGCTCTGCTAGGAACTGGCCTGACTTGGTGTCAAACAGAGGACCACGCTCATCAAGAAAGTAGTCTGAGGCATAGCTTAAAGCCGTGTAAGTCAGGAGGTCTGAGGCAATGTTAGTTATGACGTTAGTGGAGGTGTCATTAGTCAACTCATCGAACTCTCCGTAGTAGTTGAGGTAGATGACGCCAGAGGTTGGGTTTGGTGAGACCTTAATGACCTCACGCTCACGACTGAAGTATTGGGGACTGCCAGTAGCACCAGTCTTTAGCGCAGCGGCCATCTCATGCAGAGGCACTCGCAGAAGGGAAACACCATCATACTGGAGGTCAATGATCTCTAGCAGGTTCGATGGTATGACTACCTGTGTGAGTGGTGCCCCAGAAGTAATTGAGTAGGACTGCTGCTTCTCCATGCTGGGAATACGCAGTACACGCTGGATGCGAGTTAGGGCCTGATCGATGAAGGTATCGGCCAAAGCATCGCTACAGTCGCTGCGGTTTAGGAGAGCCTTAAAGTGGCTCCTGATTTGACCTTTGTTCATTCTAGTCCCCTTGCTTTTGACATCCGAATTTGCTGCATGTCATTGGTGTTGTGCAGCCCTTGCAGGGCGTGAACTTGCCTTTGGTTTTATAAGCCATCTGTTAGACCCTTTTCTCGGTTGCCATGAAGGCACCCATGTCTTCTGTCTTGAGCTTGCGTACAATTTGTTCGCCTGTAGCTTCCCAGAGGTCAAAGCCTTCGCGGAGCCACTTCTCAGCCACTACTGTTGGAATAGAAGCAATCCTGTGGAACTCACCCATAGGCTTCGAGGTACTATCGTTTCGAGCGTCTTTGAGATCGTCTAGGAATGCTTGGGAAATTGTCTGTGTGTGCTTACGCACAAGGGAGCCTGCGTCCATTATGAAGTCTGTGTTGGACTGGATGAGGTTAGGCTGTTCGTTGGATGTATCGGTCAAAAGAGCGTCCTTCGCCCCCTTGAGAATACAAAAGGCCCACCCAATAAGCACACAGTAAGGAGAGCAAAACCTATGTGCTTAGAGAGTGGGCCAACTAGAGACCTAGTGGTCTATAGTATCGTTATGACAAGCCTGTGATTGCTACAGAGTCGCCAAAGTTAGTGTGTTTACAGGAGACCTCGCCCACGATGTGGTGACGATCTGAGTCACCGTTCTTGGCAAGGAGTGTGCGTGTAAATGGACGCAATGTGCATGTCTTGAACATGGTAGGGTCGATCAAGAGAGCGTGTGTTGTCTTCAGCTCACGGTTGAGCACAACACGGTATTCGCCATATGGAGACACATAGAGGTCGATAGCATTGACCAATGTCTTGCCTTGAGCAATCTCACGGTTACGACCAGATGCTGCTGAGAAGCCAGCGACAATTTGTGCGTCACCGGGCTTGATCATGAAAGTGTCTGGCTCACTGCCATTGTTGTAGGCTGTTTCACCAGCAAGCAACAATTTGGCTTCGGTCAAAGCATCAGTTGCGTTTGAGCCTGCATCTACAGTTGTAGTGATCTGGTTCAAGATAGAAGTCATCTGACGAGCTACAGAGGATGAACCAGCTACTGCGTCTTGCTCAACACCGACCATGGCACGTTCATAGTCTTTCTTGATTTCTTTGAGCTTTTTAGCCAATTGCAGTCCAGTTTCCTTGGCCCGGCCATAAGTGGCAACTGCGTCTGCTGTTGCAGATACTTGGAATGCCTTGGTCAAGATTTGGGTGTTCTGGGTACGCTCTGTTGCATCTGTGAGTGTCAGCATTGAAGCGTCTGCACCCTCGACTGCGGCGTTTGCCTGACTGTCAGCCAATGCGTCTTCGAGGAATGAGAAGGTCCGTGCGGATACTTTCTCGTTCTTGAACATGCTTTGGCAGGGAGTTGCGAAAGGTGAGATGGAAGTGATGATGTCGGAAACGTCTTCCTTCTTACCGACCTGATCGTATGTGGTATAAGTAGCCATAGTATTATAGTCCTTAGATTATTTGGGATTTGACAAGGTTAAAACCTAGTTCTCCCAGCGGCTCATTAGAGCTTCTGCAATATCGTCTAAGTCCTTTGCACTACTCAGCTCTGCTATGGCCTTTTGCTTGCGCTTGGCCTGTATAGCTTTGCTAGAGGGTGGGGACTTCTTGGAACTCAAGACCTTGGTCTTTCCGCTCTTTGACTTCTTCAGTGTGGCTTTAGCTTTCTTGCTTTCAGCTGACTGTTTTGATTGGTCATAGAGTCGAGCTTTGTTGATAAGCATTATGACTTGTGGGTCAGTGTACTGATCAACCTGTTCTTGAGGCAGACCTGACTGCACAGCATAGGTGCGGATTTCTCCGTACAGTTCATCACCCCAGTCTGGTAGATTTTCTTCAAGCACTTTGATGCACTCTTGAGCTGCTACTTTGACTGCTTGTTGGTTCTGCTGCTGCATACCTGACAGAAGTTGCCCACTCTCCTCTTTGAGGAACTTTAGGTCATCTTCTGCTTGCTTTGCGTCCTGTCTGAACTGTGCAAAGGTCTCGGGGTCCATCTGCCGTGAGGCCACCAACATATCTATGTCAGCGTATGGCTTGTACCGTTCCTCTGCCCGTTCCATTAACTTCTGATAAGACAGATGCGTCTGGGCTAGACTTTCGTCTGTTGCCTTGCGCTGGGCTGCTAAGTCTTGAGACTTTTTGGTTAAAGACGCCTCTTGTCCGTACAGTCGCTTCAAGTCCTTTACAGATACCTGCTTAGTCTCACCGTTGACTGAGATGTCCACGATCTGATCGTCAGAAGCTGTCAGAGGCTCATCGTCCTCATCATCGTCATCTTCTTCGGCCTCATCTTCGTCTTCATCTGTGTCTTCAGCTTCGTCCTCTTCAGGGTCTTCAAGGTCTTCTTCGATGTCTGTATCGTCATCTTCGTCTTCGAGTTCATCCTCTTCAACCTCTGTCTCTTCGAGGTCTTCGGATGTTGCATCCTTGTCTTCGACTTCGGATAGGCTTTCACCGTCCTCCCATCGACCTAAGATTGCTTCTGCCGCGTCATCAATATCTAATGCACGGGGCTCAGAGTTAGTATCTTGCACGTTATTCATGGTGCTACTGGTCCTCTTGGCTGTTGTCGCCATTTGCTGCTTCGTGGATGCTGTTACGCACTTCCACTCGTTGTTTAAGTGTGTTCACCACGTCGACTAATGCGCGATAGTGGCTATAGGCTTGCTCACGTTTCTCCCGGTCCTCTGGCGGTGTGTTGACAAAGGTTTGGAAGGTCTGTTCGACAAGTTCGTTGATGACAGAGGTGAATGCAGAGGCACCAAGTAGCGCCTCCGCTTCATCTCCAGCCACCACAAGTTGCTCTTCTTGTGTAGGCATAGGTTATCCTATTGGTTTACCCGTTAGGGCTTGCGATTGCTCGGACATCTTCAGCACGGCGCGCAATCTCAAGTTCTTCGAGGTTGACGTATTCTTTGTGCTCTTGCTGGCTCTCTTGGAGGTCCATCTTGTCCGATTTGAGTGCGAAGTCTGCTTGTGCCTGCATCTGCTGCATCTGTAGCTTCATCTTCGCAATTTCAGCGTCAAACTGTGCCTTCATCTCTGACACGACTGTCTGACGTTCCTGAATTTCTAGCTGCTTCTGAGCCATCTGCATTTGCATCTGCTGTGCTGGATCAGGCTGCGGTGGAGGTATCTGTGCTGGGTCTGTAAGGAAGTCAGCAACATTCTTGATACCAGACTTCTCAAGTACAGCAGCCAACATCTTGAACTTCTTGTCGGGGCCATACATCTGACCCAGTGTTGGGTCTTGTGAGAAGAGGGTGTGGAAAGCCAGGTACTTCTGTACCATGGTCTCTTGGTCGCCATAGCCAAGGTGGAACTCGACTTGCACATCACGCTTGTCAGTCCACTGGGCAGGGTTGATCTGCACATAACGACCAGCCAACTCTACGATCTTCTCTTCGCTCTCGTTCTCTACGACTAGCTGGTAGACAAGAGTAAACAGGGGCTTCAAGAAGTTGTTGGCGAAGTTACGAGCAATGATCTTCTGGCGCTGCTGGCTCATAGTAGCCAACTGTTCAACCATAGCAGCTGAGTTCTGCTTGCTTATGGCATCCTTGTTGAGACCCTGCGATAGACGAGACACACCAGAAGTATCCTCTTTGTCTTCGTCGAGCATCTGGATCGTCTGGAAGACAAACGGGTTCAGAGAGGCCTGCTGCATCGGAGAGATAGCATCAGGTCTTGTGACGTTGACGATACCACCAACACGGTTGTCGATAAGCTCACGAGGGTTCGTCAGCCCACCTTTGACTACAGTGTAGCGGGGGTTGTTTGTGACCATAGCGTGGTCGAGGATGGAGCGTGTCAGAACTGTACGAGCGTTCTGGATACCCACGAGCTTGTCAGCAAAGTTGTTGCCGTGGAAAGCATGTGGGATCGGCAGAGGTACAAAAGCCACGAATGGGCGGCGGCTGACCATCTCTTTCTCTAGTAAAATGTTTGATGCTTTGACTACACGGTACAGATCGGCTGTACCTGTGCCCTCTACATCCAGCTCAATGTAAGCCTCGACTACAGTTACCTGTCGTGTCTGGCGCTGGTAGCCTTTGTCGTTGAAGCCACGGTCTGCACCAATGTCATCAAAGCGCGATAGTATCTCTGGGTCATTGTCAAAGTCTGTGTCTTCGTTGTCAGAAATCTTAGCTACTACGTCTTCATCATAGCCCATCTCAATGAGGTCAGAGATAGACTTCTTGGTGCGGTGAGCACAGAAGCTGACAGTATCAAGAGACTTGGCTTGTGGTTCAATGAGGAACTCTTCGGGAGCGATAGCCTCTACTTTGACTTGGGATGTATCACGATACACACGCAGCTCACCGCTGGAGATACCATACTCATCCTCGACGATCTCTTCGATCTCTACGTTGTCTTGGGCAAGTAGTGCGTCCAGCTCATCCTCAGTCAGGTCTTCTACTGCTTCGAGGTGGCTCTCAGACTGCTTGGACCAGTAGACCTTACAGATACCAGCACGGGCAATGAGGCCATCGTGAATGACAGTCTGCATTACCTCAAACAGGTTGTTCTGACGGTGAAGCACATAGTCTGTGTACTCCGTGCAGACCTCTGCCATGGCAACATCTTCGACACCCTGCGGGGTAAAGCGTAGGGTCTTGTTGCCTGTGCTGAAGGTCTCCAGAAGTGCAGCCTTCATGCTCTCTACTGCATCGTAGACATCTTGGCTGACGTAC